GCCTGGTGCAATTTGCCTATGATACGATTGTAGAGAACATGAGGAACATGGGACCTGAAGATGTTCTCAATGAGATCGCCAATGTGTATGATGAAGATGTCATTCAGGAACTGGTGGAGGGTGTGACAGTCTGACAAGTGGCACAGGGGTGGTTGCATTCGTGCCCTGCCCCTGCCATACTGAATTCAGTTCAGGGAAACCCCCGTGCAATTCCAACTGTTCCTCGGTCGCAACATCCCCGACTCTGGCACCGTGACCAAGGCAATGATGCAGACCTTCATTCGTGAGGAAGTCTGCCCCCGCTTCGATGGGTTCACCGTCACCGAAGGCGTGGGATTCTGGAAGGGTGATCAAGAGCAGGTTACGATCCTGACCTTTATCACCGACGACAGCGACAGCGTGGCAGAGATCGCTGAGGCATTCAAAACCGCCTTCCGTCAGGAGAGCGTACTCATGACCGAAGTGGCGCTGCCCGTGTGCCAGTTCGTGTAGTATCACAAGGGGGGTTGCGATGCCCCCCCTGTTCGTGCCATACTACGTTCATAAGCAAACTACCCGATGAAGAACACCCACCTGGAGCACCCCGAAGACACGATCCTGAACGGCGACCTGTCCGTGCTGGACTGGTTCGTGACGCCTGGTTCCCTGTCCGTCAAGATCGACGGAGCGCCCGCCATCGTGTGGGGCATTGATCCTGCCTGCGGCGAGTTCTTTGTAGGAACCAAAGCAGTCTTCAACAAGAAGAAGATTCGTATTGCTCACAATCACGAAGAGATTGATCAGTTCTATGAAGGCAATGTAGCGCAGATTCTTCATTCGTGCTTTGATCATCTGCCCCGTACCGAAACGATCTATCAGGCAGACTTCATCGGGTTCGGTGGACTTTGTGAGTACAAGTCCAACACGATCACGTATGTTTTTCCTGAGGTAGTTTCCCAGAACATTATCATCGCTCCGCACACCTGCTATTATGCTGAGAGCGATCTTCGTGATGCTGAGGCATACCCTGATCGTGCAATCTGGAATGATACCGAGCACGTCAAGTTCGTGAAACCGAATGCATTCATCGCTCACAATCAGGAATCCTTCGCTGATGTTGAGGAGGTGTGCAAGTTCGCCCGTGCATTGTCACTTGCTGTTCAGTTCGTAACTGATAGGAAAGCAGCAGAGATCAAAAAGCAAATCAACGCCCGTATTCGTGCTGGGATGAGGATTCACGAAGATGACTTTGAGTGTGATCCTAACCTGATCCGTTTGTGGTTGCTGGTGAAGTCCATTAAGGAAGATTGCCTGTTCCTGTGCCGCAATGATGGTCCTGCAGCATACATCAACGGCAACCGTATTGATGCTGAGGGTTACGTTCTCACCAATGAGTTCGGTATGTTCAAACTGGTGAATCGTGAGGTCTTCGCTTACGCCAACTTCAACTTCGGTAAGTTTCAAACTGTAGCGTAACACTTGCGACCTGGGCAGGTCGTTAAACTGCCTTCTGGTGGGTATAATCGGGGAGGGGTGGTGCCCTCCCTTTTTTATACTTTTCTTTTTTTATTATTTTAAAGCTGCCCCCGTGACGACCTTTGATCAGGCAGCGACCCTGCTGCCGTCTTTGCCGATTGTCCCTTTATTATAAAGGCACTGCAGGGGCACTGGGAGGGGTCCTGTGCCACTTTCTGAACTGGCACAGACCTGGTTGCGGGGGATCCTTGATGCCCTATGCTGATTCCAGATCAAAGGAACTCCAATGACCCGCCTGATCATCCCTGCTGGTGTCACCCTGCTGCTCCTGTGGATCGGAGGCGGCATCCTGACCGCTTCCCTGCAGGTTGCCAAAGCGAATGCCGACCGCCTTGCTGTGACGATCTGTGAAGTGTCACAGGACTGCCGCTGATTGGCATCCGCCACCTGCTACAATTAACTCAGTTCAAAGGAACTCACCATGAAGGTCCAGCAAGTCACCACCACCAGCACCCAGGTCACCCTGGCAGACGGCACTGAGGTGCTCTACTCCTACAGCACCCCCGTTGCCGCCCTGGTGCCTGGTCGGGGTTGGATGCGGACCGAGCAGTTCTACTCCACGACCACCAGCAAGCACATCAACGCCTGGTTGCGGAAGAACTGCGGCGGCACCGTCCAGACTGTGCCGCAATGGGAAGTGGACCAACTGGTGGCGTTCTAGGGGCGCCACCCCCCGATCCATGCTACAATTAACTCAGTTCAACCAACCCACCATGTCCCGCCTGGAAATGACCTACGCTGAGATCACCGCCGCCCACCTGAGCGCCTCTCAGGCACGTGCCGCCATCTGTGACCTTGCCGATCAGTTCTCCTGGGAGACCGTTGCCCGTGAGATGCTCTCCCGCATGACGGGCGATGAGGCACGGGAGTTTGTGGAGGACTTCCAATCCCTCTACGCCGATTGAGGCACTGGCACACGGGAGGCACGTTAGCGTTGCATCGGTAAGACCTCCCTGCTACAATTCTCTCAGTTCAAAGGAACCCCGATGATCCGCTCCAACGACCCCCTGACCGTTGCCGCATCCTGCCCCTGCAAGGGACACCCCGCCTGCCCCAAATGCGGTTGGATGTGACGCCTGAACAACTGGCATACGGGGGCATCCTGCCCCCTCCCTGACCCCCTATACTGTTCTCAGTTCAAACGACCCGCGATGAAAGTCTACGCTGTGATCGGTGGTTGGGATTATGAAGGCGAGTCCTTCCACTCCCTGCGCCTGTTCGATTGCAAGTCTGCTGCTGACGCCTACCACCAGCACCTGACGGAGGATGAGGGATACGATTATGCCCTGATCGAAGTGCGGGAGGTCTGCCTGGAATCCGCCCTCTGTGCCGCCTGAGGCACTGGCACAACGGTCCTGGGCACGACCCTAAACTGCCCTACAATACTCTCAGTTCAAACAACCCCGAACTTCAAATGCGTTACAACCCCTCCACCGACCGCGCCCTGAACATTGAGGAGATCGCCGCCCAGTGCCGCAACGCCATCCTGAAGGCAGACGCCCAACGCGCCCTGCAGGTGGCATACGATGAGATCCTGGAGAATGCCCGCTGGGAGAACGACATCCTGATCCCTGCCTGAGCGATTCTCCAGGGGGTCACCCGACCCCCTCCACCTGCTACAATTAACCCAGTTCAACCGACCTGATCCGATGACCCGCTACGAAGTCCGCTATCAGACCCCCTACAACGCCTGTGAGTGGCGCTCCCAGTTCTTCCGCACTCTGGCAGAGGCAGAGTCTATGGTCGCCTTCTACCGCTCCTGCGGATCGCCTGCTCACCTGGCACCCTGACCTGCTACAATACGATCAACCGCAACGGACCTGATGACCTCTGCTGAACTGAACGCCGCCATCGCCGCCGGTGAATTCAAGATCACCCGCCTCCCCAGTCGCGGTCCCCGCCCTGGACAAGCATCCCTGACCCCTAAGGAGTTCCGCATCGCCTGCCACGCTGAGAAGCGCCGCCAGCAGGGTTGGATCGCCTGACCTGCTACAATGGGAACGGGAGCGCCCTAAAGACTCCCAGCACACTCTATCCCCCGAATCCTAATGTCCCTGTCCCTTGCCCTCTCCCTGCTCCGCCAAGGAACCAACGGCGATGAGATCCTGAGCATCCTGGAATCCATCGCCGCCGACCAACCTGAATAGTGGCACAACGGAGGGGCACACCCCCTCCCTTTTGCCTCTATACTGATCTCAGTTCAAACGACCCCGATGACCGCCTGGAACCCCAACACCCTCACCACCGTCACCCTGCCCGAGGGCAAGTGGGGCACCATCCGCACTGCCCTGCTCTGCATCGCCTGCGATGAGAGCACTAAAGGCAACCATGCCGACGCCGACCATTGGTTGAGCGCCTACAATGCCCTGAAGGAAGCGATGGGGATGGAGTGATCCCCCGACCTGCTACAATACTCTCAACCGACCCGATCCGATGATCACCATCCCCACCGACGACCAGTTCCGCAGCGCAATGCAAGGACTGCCCGCCTTTATGCTTGAGATGGGCACAGACTACAACTACGATCTGGTTTGGGATTGGGTTTGCGCTCAGTGTGGCACTGAATGGTTGGATGATGATCAGGTCGCCATCCTGGATGCCCTCTACGACCTGGCAGCATCCTATGGACTCTGCGCCGCCTGACCTGCTACAATTAACCCAGTTCAACCCCCACCGATGACCGCCACCCTCACCACCGCCCAGCAGCAGTACCTGGACGCCTTCGCCGCCCTGTATGAAGCAGCAGACGCCCTGAACGCTGGTGATCCGATGTCCTATGCCCGCAGCAGGGAGATCCACCTTGCCTGCTTGCTGGGGCACACCGTCGCAGACTCCTACAGCGGCGCAGACGCCTACGAAGCAGACGGGACCCCTGTAGAGTACAAATCCACAATCGGCGGCGCTATCAGCGCAACCTACAATGGGATCAGCGTTCAACCGACCTGGGAGGATCAGGAAGCATACCTGATCGACCATAAGATCGGCGCCTATGCCCGCCACTACTACGCCCGCTATGAAGGCGCACGGGTCGCTGAGGTGTGGGTCCTGGACGCCGACACGGTGCTCTCCCTGATCCTGCCGAAGGCGCAACGCCAGTACGCCGCCAAGCGCAACGGCAAGGCAAAGGACCCCCGCATCGGTGTGACTCTCTCCGCTGGTGAGATCCGCCGCCACGGTCGCCGCCTGGTGTGACGGTCAGGGAACCGCCCACCCCGTTGGCCGCGGCGCCCCTGATGCCCTATACTGATCTCAGTTCAAAGGAAACCAAATGACCCGCTACGACGTGATCTGCCCCTCCGCTCCCTGGGAGAACACCACCACCGATCAGGATCGCGCTTGGGACCTCTGCCTGTCTCTGTCTGAAGAGTACGGGTACGCCCAGGTCCGCTGCAACGGGGTCATCATCGGAGACTACACTGAGGGGCGCTGACCCGCCCCCGACCTGCTACAATACTCTCAACCGCAACCCACCCGATGCGCTACCCCATCAATACCAGCGACAGCAACGCCATCGACACCCTGATCGCCAACCCCATCACGGGTAGCGTTCGCGTCCGCTTTCATAAGACTCCTGCCCGCCTCTACCGCTTGAAGGCATCCCGCCTGGAGATTCTGCTGCTGCTCCTGGATTCGAATCTGTCCCTGGGGCGGTGGGTCAATCTCCACTGCTACGCCGCCTGACCTGCTACAATACACTCAGTTCAACCGACACCCCCACCGATGAACCTCTACATCCTGAACGAAGTGCTCTCCGACTACACCGCTGGTATGGCGGTCATCGCTGCCGAATCGAAGGACGCTGCCCGCGCCATCTGGATTGAGCAGTTCGGAGCATACCACGCCGACGACTTCGATAAGTACGCCGAATTCACGGTGATCGAAGGCGTCAACCATCCCGCTGGTCTGGTCGCCCACGTCTTCGGCGGGGGTTGACCTCTCCCCCTCTGACCCTGTACAATTCTCTCAGTTCACACCCCGAACCGATGCACTGCTCCACCTTCCCCGCCATCGTCTGGAACTGCGCCGATGAGAACGGGTGCATCCGCTGGTCTGCCGCCTGCCAGGCAGCAAAGGAACACGGTCTCTGGGATGACTTCCGCACCGACTACGGCACAACCGCCCGCTTCGGTCCCGTTGATGCTGGTGAGTTCCTGGTCTGGTTGGGGTACTGATTCGTGGGGGGTGGGGTACTGACCCCCGCCCGATTCGTGCTACAATTCTCTCAGTTCCGAACCCCTCCAATGCGTTTCCCACTCGCCCAGTGCTCCGACCTCGTGACCCGTGAGATTCGTTGGATCTCCCGTGCCGATCAACTGAAGAACGGTTCCCGCCCTTCGGCATACATCCACTGGGGTCTGCCCGCTACGGTCATCGCCGCCCAGTACGCTGAGGTCCATGCCGATGAGGTGGGTCGCTGCCCCATCAGCGGGTGGCGCAGTTCCCAGGGGTGAGCACCTCCTGCCCCCTGCGTTCGTTCGTGGGGGGCAGTGCGTTCGTTCGTGATCGGCAGTTGGCGGGGGGTGGGGGGTCGTCGGCGCGGCCGCGTATATTAAACCCATGGGACCCCTTAGGCTACAAAGTCTTGCTTTCGCTAGTGTTTTATAAGACTTAATTAAAAAATTTTTCCCCATATATAATATCGAAAAAGTAAAAAATAAAATACCCGAAATGAAAAAAAATTCCGGAGATATTTTCGAATCCATAGAAGTTGATCCAATTAGCGGAGACTACTACATTAAAATCTCAGAGCAAATTATGAATGAATTGGAATGGTACGAGGATACGCAAATTAACCTTTCAATAGAAGGTAATGAAGTTATTCTTTCAGAAAGAAAGTAATTGACAAGCACTACATAATAGAGTATGATACTGAAGTAAACAAGTTATCTTATGTCTAAAGGATTTACAGTAAAGGCAAAAGCGCCTACACAAATACAACAAGAATGGGACTATGATCTTGCCAAGGAACTGATAAAGGGCAAGTCAATTGTTTTTTGTCTTCCTGGAAGAGGAGTCTCATATCAGTTTTTAAAAAGTTTTGTTCAACTTTGTTTTGACTTAGTTCAATCTGGAGCAAGCATTCAAATCTCACAAGATTATTCCTCAATGGTTAATTTTGCAAGATGTAAGTGTTTGGGAGCAAATGTTCTCAGAGGACCTGACCAAATTCCTTGGGATGGAAAACTGAAATATGATTGGCAACTTTGGATTGATTCTGACATTGTTTTTAATACTGAAAAATTTTTCCAATTGGTATTAATGGATAAGGATATTGCTGCTGGTTGGTATGCTACAGAAGATGGGCATACTACATCAGTTGCACATTGGTTGGAAGAAGATGATTTCAGAAGCAATGGTGGTGTAATGAATCACGAAACCGTTGAAAGTATTTCGAAGCGTCGCAAACCATTTACAGTTGATTATACTGGATTTGGTTGGGTTCTTATTAAGCATGGTGTTTTTGAACATTCAGAAATGAAATATCCTTGGTTTGCTCCTAAAATGCAAGTTTTTGAATCTGGAAATGTTCAAGATATGTGTGGAGAAGACGTATCTTTCTGTTTAGATGCAAAGGAAGCAGGCTTTGAAATTTGGTGCGATCCACGTATTAGAGTTGGTCACGAAAAATCAAGAGTAATTTAATTTGAATGTCTAACGAACGCTATAATATTCTCTGTAAGGGAAGGAAAATTTATAATCATCTTACAGAAAAAGAATATTTCAATATAATGGAGGATTTGTCAATTGAATTTTATCAGACAGGTTCTCCAAATCCTGAAGATCTTGAAACTGAAATTTTATTAGAGGATACAGTATGGCAAAAGCAAAAGTTGGTCTGACTAAAGGTAGTTCTTATATTCCTGGACCTCCTAAGAAATCTCGTCAGGGAGATGGTGGAGGTACTAAATATGCTTCTTCGTCTCGTAATAAAGCACGTAAGAAATATAGAGGGCAAGGAAAGTAAATTGATTCCCATCATACACCTATCTCTTGTATAGAGTAGGTGTTTTTTCTTGCCTTAAAATAGAAATAAATAAATTTTTACTAAAAGATGAGTTGAAACAATTTTCAATGGGCAAGCACCTGCTTCTTGAGGTGTATGATATTGATTTTGAAGCAATTAATGATGTTAAATTACTTCAAGATGCTATGATTAGAGGCATAAATCGTGCAAAAATGACGATTTTAAACGTTTTTTCGCATTGTTTTTACCCTCAAGGTTGTACGATTGTCATTGCCCTGGCGGAAAGTCACGTTTCTTGTCACACTTGGCCCGAAAATGGGTGTATTGCGATTGATGTCTATACATGTGGAGAAGGAAATCCCAAATTAATTGCAATTGAACTCTTAAAATACTTAAATTCCGATAATTATTCTCTAAAAGAGATATATCGTTAAATAGAAATAAGGAGATAGCAACCTCCTTTATAAAAGTTCTGTTTTATTCAGTAAAACAGGAGCTAAAATGTCTAATTTACCAGTCGATAGAGACAAAAACTACATGTATTCGATGTGGGGAACTAAAAAATTAGTCACGGATCACAATTCATTACCACAAAAGCGCGTAATTCAAGAAATTATGCATGATACTGCCCCAAAACACGATTTTAAAAAGCAAGTTGAGTTACACGAAAGAATTCGTAATGATGAAGACTATGATGATTGGGATTATGGAACTGAACCAAACTATGGTTCTTCCTGGAAGTAGATATAAATAAATCAAGAAAAACTCTTATCCAATGGCAATAACTAGGATATCTAGATCTTTTAAAGATATTAGTCTATCCTTTGAACCACATCCGATTACTAAAGATCTACCAATTTTAAAAAATCAGGGCGCAATCATACGTTCGATTCGTAATTTAGTAGAAACAATTCCTACTGAAAGATTTTTTAATCCTCTATTAGGATCGGATGTTCGTTCAAGTTTATTTGAATTTGTTGATTATGGTACTGCATCGATCATAAAAGATCAAATTTTAAACGTCATTACGAACTATGAACCAAGAGTTTCTGATGTTCAAGTAGAAGTTGATCCAAGTCCAGATACAAATGAATTTGAAGTGACTGTAAGTTTTGATATCATTGGACAAGAATTACCCACACAAAATTTTTCTTTCATACTAGAGGCAACGAGATAAAATGCCTTTTACTAAGTTTGCGAATTTAGATTTCGATCAAATTAAAACTTCCATTAAAGATTATCTTCGTGCGAATTCGAATTTCACTGATTTTGATTTTGAAGGATCTAATTTTTCAGTTTTAATTGATACATTAGCGTATAATACTTATATTACGGCATTTAACTCTAATATGGTTGTAAATGAATCTTTCTTAGATTCAGCAACCGTAAGAGAAAATGTTGTTTCTCTTGCAAGAAATGTTGGATATGTTCCTAGATCTAAAACTTGTGCATCAGCAGTAGTATCTTTTTCTGCAACTACATCAAATGTAAATACTTCCACTCTTACTCTTCAGTCTGGGTTGGTGTGCACAGGATCTATAAGTGGGACTTCATATGTTTTTTCAATTCCAGATAATATTACTGCAACAGTGAGTCCAACAGTTCCCAGAGGTAGTGGAATTGTTGGAACCGCAACATTTAACAATGTAGAAATATTTCAAGGAACTTTTTTAAAAAAACAATTTGTAGTTGATGGATCTTTGGATCAAAGATTTATCTTAGATAATTCGTATATTGATACATCAACAATTAGAGTTTATATAAAAGATGAAAGTGATATAGAAGGAACTGGCAGACTTTATAATCTTGTCGATAATATTTTTGAAATTGATTCGAATTCAGAAATTTATTTAATTCAAGAAGTTAAAGATGAAAAATATGAACTTCTCTTTGGGGATGGTATATTTGGAAAAAAACTCGAAAATGGGTCAGTAATCACAGTAACTTATATTATTACGGACGGTAAGGATGGCAATGGACCAAATTCCTTTTCGTTTGTTGGTGCCTTTAAGAATCAAAATAATTCTGTAGAAATTATTAATAGTTCAATTAATGTCACAACAGTACAAAATGCCCAAAATGGATCTGACATTGAAAGTGTAAGTTCTATTAGAAAATATGCTCCCAGACTTTATTCTTCACAGTACAGAGCAGTTACTTCAAAAGACTACGAAGCAATTATCAAATCTCAACTCTATCCAGAAACAGAATCAATATCTGTAGTTGGGGGGGAAGAACTTAATCCACCTCAATATGGAAAAGTTTTTATTAGCATCAAACCGAAAAATGGAACATATGTTTCCGAGTTTAATAAGCAACAAATTAAGAATAAACTCAAGACATATTCTATCTCAGGAATTAATGTTGAAATCAATGATTTAAAAATACTTTATGTTGAGATTGATTCTTCAATTTATTATAATTACTCTCAAGTAGGAAGCGTTGAAGACTTAAAAACAAATGTGATAGAGTCTTTATCTTCCTATTCAAATTCTGCAGAACTAAATGTTTTTGGTGGAAGATTTAAATATAGTAAAGTTCTTCAAGTAATTGACAATACAGACTCTGCAATTACTTCAAATATTACAAAAGTTAGAATTAGAAGAGATTTAAAAGCACAAATTAATTCTTTAACTCAATATGAGATTTGCTACGGGAATAAGTTTCATATTAATCCCGAAGGAAAAAATATTAAATCTACAGGATTTACTATTTTTGGAATCAATGATACAGTATTCTTAACGGATGTTCCGAATAAAAATTCTGATGGATCTTTAAGTGGAACTGGAACTATTTCAATTGTGAAAGAAATACCAGTTTTAGAAGAAAAAGATTCTGAAGTGGTCTCTAAAATATCAGTAGTAGTTCAGTCTGCAGGTACTGTAGATTATACGAATGGTGAAATAAGATTGGGTGAATTAAATATAACTTCAACATCTTTACCTCAAGATATAATTGAAATACAAGCGTTTCCAGAATCAAACGATATAATTGGATTAAAGGATTTATATTTGGTTTTTAGTATTGAAAAAAGTTCAATAAATATGATAAAAGATGTCATTGCATCTGGTGATGATATATCTGGAGTAATTTTTTCCACTAGTGATTACTATAGATCAAGCTATTCAAATGGGGAACTAAAGAGGTTGTAATATGATACAAACGGGGTTTGAATCAAGAGTAAAAATTCAACAAATAATTGATAGTCAATTACCAGAATTTATTTTAGATGAAAGTCCAAAATCTGTGGATTTTTTGAAGCAATATTATATCTCCCAAGAATATCAGGGTGGTTCAATTGACATTTCTGATAATTTGGATCAGTATTTAAAACTTGACAATTTAACACCAGAGGTAATCACAGGATTTACAATTCTTTCTGCAAATATTTCTGCAATAAGTGATACTATTCAAGTTGATAGTACAAAAGGATTCCCTCAAAAATATGGTTTATTGAAAATAGATGATGAGATTATTACATATACTGGCATAACTACTAATACATTTACTGGTTGTATTAGAGGATTTAGTGGAATCACGAATTTTCATAAGCAGTTAAATGCTGAAGAATTAGTTTTTTCAGTTTCCGATGCTTCATCTCATAATGCCGAATCGAAGGTAGATAATTTAAGTTCTCTATTTTTACAGGAATTTTATAAAAAAATAAAATATACTCTTGCTTCAGATTTGCAAGATATTAATTTTGTTTCTGATCTAAATGTATCAAACTTTATAAAGTCTTTAAAAACTTTATATCAAACTAAAGGAACGGAAGAAGCATTTAGAATTCTGTTTAATGTTTTATTTGGAGAAACTCCAAAAATAATTAATCTTGAAAATTTTCTAATTAAACCTTCAACTGCAAATTATATTAGAAGATTGATTGTCGTATGTGATGTAATATCTGGCAATCCACTTAATCTTGAAGGACAAACAATAATAAAAACAACAGATTCAAACACTACGGCATCTGTTTCAGAAGTAGAAATAATTAAAAGAAAAAATAAAACATATTATAAACTTTTACTTTTTCTTGGATATACTCTTCCACCAGAACCGATAACAGGGCAATTTAATATTACAGGAAGCACTAAAAATTTAGAAACTATTAGTATTGGAAGTTCTGTCATTACAGTTGATTCTACAATAGGATTTCCACAATCTGGAATAATTTATTCCGGAAATAATGTCATAAATTATTCTGATAAGAGCGTCAACCAATTCTTTGGGTGTAGTGGAATAACTTCCCCCATTGAAGTGGCATCGATAATTTTTTCTGAAGATACTTATTTTGGATATGAAAATGGTGATACTTCCAAAAAAGTTATATTAAGAATTACTGGTATTTTGTCAGATTATATTCCTATTAAAACTGATTTTCCGATAAGTGCCGGTGAAAAAATAGCAGTAAAAAGTATCGGTAAGATTATCAAAAATCCAGATACTAATAAAACTTATAGAGAAATTTTTTCAAATAGTTGGATTTATAATACAAGTTCCAGATATGAAATAATTGATGATTTTACTCCAGGAAATACTTCACAAATTATTTTAAAAAGTCCCGTAGATGCATCAAGTTTAAAAGTCGGAGACATTATTGAATTACTATACCGAAATACTCAAACAATATTAAAAAGTAATCTCCAAGTAAATTCTATTTCTATTAACGATAGTGATTTATATGAAATTGGTGTAGATGATAATGTTACCTTTTCATCTGGTTCTAGATATGATATTAGAAGAAAAATTAAAACCGCATCATCTTCAACTATACCATTTGACTACAATCCTATAACCTCAGACATTCAAAATGTATATGATGATAATGATTACATGTTCATTGCTTCAAATTCATTGCCATCATATGAGATAACTAAATCTTTATTTTCTTATGATGCACTTGGAGTTGCTGATAAAGATCCCGAAACTAATTTAAATTCATTAATTGTTTTTAGTAATAAAGTTTCATTTTTTACTGGTGATGAAATTTATTATAAACCCTCAATAACACCAATTTCTGGGTTAAAAGAAGGTATATATTATATCCAAGTTTTACCAGGAAATCTACAAGTTAGACTGTATGGTTCCAGGTCTGTAATAGGAACAATAAATTATTTGCATTTTGGTGATCTAACAGAAGGAATTCACACCTTTATTTTAAATTCTCAGAAAGAAAGAATTTTATCAGCACAAAAAATACTTAGGAAATTTCCTTTAGATGCTAATATTGGTGATGGTGAATCTGAGGAAACTCCTCCTGGAAGTATTGGAATGCTTGTAAATGGAGTTGAAATATTTAATTATAAGACAACTAATAAAATTTATTATGGACCATTAGAAAAAGTTAATGTTTTGAGTGGTGGTGGTGATTATGATGTCATAAATCCTCCCAATTTATCTCTTTCTAGTGGATCAGCATTAATTCAACCATGCATTAGTGGATCTATAGAAAAAGTTTATGTAACTCCACAAAATTTTGATATTGACGTAGTAGTTTCTGTTGCTATTACTGGTGGAAATGGATCTGGTGCAGTGTTCCAACCAATAATTGAAAGAAAAAGAAGAGAGATTGAATTTGATGCTAGATTATCAAGCTCTGGTGGAGGAGTTAATAACACCACAGAAACAATAACATTTTTAACTGAACACAACTTATTAGATGGTCAAGAAATTATATACCGACCTCTTAACAATACTCCAGTTGGAGTTGGAACTTTTCTTGGATCAAACACAAATACTGGATTAACTTTAAAAGATGGATCATCATATTTTGCAAAATATGTAAATAATTTCACGATTCGTCTTTATCCGTCTATCACAGATTATAGATCTGGAATTAACACAATAGGATTTACTATTAGTAACGCTGCGGGTATTCAAAAATTTGCGACAGAAATTAAAAATACTTTAAGTGAAATTAAAGTTATCAATGGTGGAGAAAATTATAAGAATAGAAAACTTAGAGTTTTACCTAGTGGAATTTCTACAGCAAAAGACACTATTTATTTTCCCGGACATAAATTTGAAGATGGTGAGAAAATTATATACTCCAATACAGGAAATCCATTATCAGGATTAACAACCGAAAAACAATATTATATTTTAAAGATAGACGATGATTTTTTCAGATTATCTGATGCAGGAATTGGTGGGACTACTATATTAAACTATGAAAGAAGAAAATTTGTAAGTTTGGGATCAACAATTGGTAGTGGTTATCATATTTTTAATGATCCAGAAATATCTTTAGAAGTGAGATATAGTCCTGTCGGTTTAGACACAAATCAATTTATTGGAAGTATTGATTCTACACCCATTGTAAAAGGAAAAATAACTGATATTTACATTTATGAAAAAGGTAGCGATTATGGATCAACTATCCTAAATTATCAGAAAAAACCCTCTATTATAATAAAAAATGGAAAAGAAGCACAATGCAAACCCATTATTATAAATGGTAGAATAGAGGATGTATCTGTTCAATATGGGGGAAAGGATTATTATTCAACTCCAAATCTTAACGTTATAGACTTGTCGGGAAATGGGAAAGGTGCTGTATTAAAACCTGTCATAGAAAATGGTAAATTATCTGATGTAATTGTTATTAACACTGGTATTGGATACTCTAGTAAAGATACTAAAATTGAAATAACTCCATCTGGTAAGGGGGCGGCCTTCGACGTTCAAGTTAGGTCACTTTCCATAAATGATAATTTATTATTTGGAACTATTCACCCAACTAACGATTCAATAATACCATCTAATGAGATTGTAAAATCTTCTTATAATAATTTGCAATATGGTATTTCTGGATATTTTGATAAAATTAAGGACGAATTTGGCGATGATGGATCTAAACACTCCCCTATTATTGGGTGGGCTTATGACGGTAATCCTATTTACGGATCTTTTGGTTATTCTAATCCAGAGTCTGAACTTGGAAATGTAAAACGTTTATCTCCAGGATACACATTAAATATAGATAAAGTTTTTAACAGGCCAAATTCTTCATTATTTCCCCCGGGGTTCTTTATTGAAGATTATGAATTTACCAATTCAGGTGATCTTGATGTATATAATGGAAGATTTTGTGTAACAAAAGAATTTCCTAAAGGAACTTATGCTTATTTTGCTACTACCGAAGAAGATGTTGATGGAAATAGTGTAGGTAAATATCCTTATTTTATTGCAAATAGATTCCGTTCAAAATTTGTTGAAGATAATAGATCACTAAATCAGTCTTTTGATTTTAATAACTCATCTCTCATTAGAAACACTTTTCCGTATAAAATCGGAGATACTAATGCGAATAATGATTTTATTATTGAGTCTAATGAGGTCATTAACCAATTTTCTGTTGTAGAGTCTATTACTTCCGGATCAATTGAAAAATTTAATATTATTAATTCTGGGGAAGATTATAAAATTGGAGAAACATTATTATTCGATCAGAGTGATACTGAAGGTGGTGGATTAATATCACAAGTATCTGAAATTAAAGGAAAATCTATAGTAGATATAGAAACTTCTTCACTTTCTTACAATAATACAATTTTTGAATGGGAAAATAAAAATCAAATAAAGGTGAAGATATCCCCAAAGCATGATTTAAATAATTTAGATTATGTTAATGTTTCTGGGTTATCAACTTTCTTAGGATCACTCAATGGGATTAATCGGATTGGAGTAACTTCTTATACTTCATCTCTTTTCCAAGAACTACCAACTTTGGCAAGTGGTATAGTAACTGATGTATATCTTTCAAGTATTCCTGATAGTATTTCCATTGGTAGCAGCATTACTATAGGGTCAAATACTTTATCTATTCTTAATATTTTTAACACTCAAAATGTAGTTAGAGTGATAAGTGTTGGGACAGTGGGGCCACATACTGCAACAACACCAGTATATTTTATTCCAGACTCATTTACAATTAATAAATCTGTAAATTATTTTGATTCTAGAGATAATGATTTAGTTTATTTTAACCCACAATATTCGATTGGAATTGGTACAACAGTGGGAGTTGATGTGCAAATTTCTTATAATGTGGGTGTTCAGACAAATAATGTAGTATCAGTACCAACACAGTCAATTTATTTGCCAAATCATCCGTTTAAAACAAATCAACCAGTTATATTACAAAAACCAGCACTTGGGGGAAGTAATATTTCTGTTAGTACTACGTCGGGTGGAGTGGCATTTGATTTGCCAGATGGTGGTAACAGTCAGGTTGTTTATATCATCAAAAAATCTATAGATTATATTGGAATCGTAACACAAATTGGATTAACTACAACAACAAATGGACTATTCTTTAGATCATTTGTTCCAGGATCTTATGATTACCAATATTCTCTACGATCAAATTTCAATCAAGTAAAAGGATCTGTTCAAAAAAATATTGCAACAGTATCAGTATCAACATCACACAATCTTAGCAATAATGATACTATAAATCTTTTCGTTAAACCAAATTTATCTGTAGGAGTCGGATCATCGTCAAGTATTAAAGTTTTGCGGGATGCTGATACTGAATATATTTTATTTAATCCAATAGAATTTAATTCTTCCGTTGTTGATGCTTCTATTGATACAATATCAATTAATTCTCATGGATTGAAGACAGGAGATAAGGTCAGATATTCAGCAAATAATGTAATATCTGGATTGACGACTGGATTTTACTTTGTTTACAAAATAAATGATAACACAATTAAACTTGGGGAAACTTATACTGATGTTGTACAGACAAATCCGCCCAATACATTAACATTTAGTAGCACTGGTGGATCCTCTCAGGTTATTTCTTTGGTCAATCCTCCGATTTCAATTATAAAAAACAATAACATTATTTTTGATTTGAAGGACTCATCTCTTTATGGGTATGAATTTAAGATATTTTATGATCAAGATTTTTATAATGAATTTATTTCAACTGGATCAACTAGTTCTTTTTCAATAAGTAAAACTGGTACGATAGGTGTATCTACTACAAATGCATCACTATCTTTAAACTATGATAGCAATATACCTTCACCACTATTTTATTCATTACAAAAGTCTGGATATATTAGTACTGCAGACAAAGAAGTTATAAATTATTCATCAATTAATTACATTGACAGTTTTTACAGTAATTCTTACAATGTTTTTGGTATAGGTACGACAACATTTAATATATGCTTATCTAGTTTTCCAGAAAAAAATTCTTATAGTGTATCTGAGTGTGATATTTTAGAATATACAACTTCCTCACAATCTTCTTCTGGGGGAGTTTCAAAAGTAAAAATAGTTTCTCCAGGTTCTAATTTTAAAAAATTACCTATATTTAACGGAATTGAATCTGATTCTGGAAGTGGGGCATATATTATACCCGATTCTACTCAAATAGGTAAAATTAATCAAATCAGAATTTTAAATGAAGGATTTGAATATTCTTCGGATAAAACTTTGAGACCCGAAGCTTCTATTTCTAAGTTTTATTCTATAAAAAATTCAAATACAATTGATTCTATTGGAATAATTAATGCTGGAAAAAATTATATTTCTTCGCCAGATTTAATTATTGTCAATAGTGATAATAGAAATGTAATTGACTCTGGTTTATTGATCCCTAACTTATCTCAATCTGGTTCAATTGAATCTGTTACTATTGATTCTCCCCCGAAAGGTTTACCAGAAACAATAGTTACTTTAAGGACTATTAATAATACAAATGGAGTTGGAATTAAAACTGTTCAATCTTCTTCTTCTGGAATTGTTACTTGTGCATTATTAACTCCCGCATCTGGATTTTTAATTGAACCATTTTCTGTGGGTGATAAAATTTTTGTAGAAGGAATACAAAAAGAAACTACCGATGGAAGTGGGTTTAATTCGGAGGATTATGGATACCAATTCTTTGACGTTGTTGGATATACATCTTCAATTTCTGGATCATCGGCAATATTAACATATGATCTTTCTGGCATAACTACAAATCCAGGAGTTCCAAAAGTAATTGAAAATAATTATGGAGTAGTTATTAACTATAATGATTACCCCAGATTTAATATCACTCAAGATTTTTCATCCTTTATTCTTGGAGAACCAGTTCAAGTTAAAGTACAAGATGAATTTACTATTCAAGATTTAGTCATTACAGAATCTAATGAAAATTATGTTAAACTTTTTGGAACATATGACTTGCAAAGCAATCAAATTATAAGAGGATCTCAATCTGGCACAATAGCGTCAATTGATAATGTAAAAGAATGTTCTGGACAATTTAAAATTGATTATGGAAAAATAACTGAAGTGGGGTGGTATGATGATATTGGAAAACTTAATGATGATACTCAAGTAATTTCTGATAATGATTATTATCAAAATCTTTCATATTCTATTAAAACCAATAAAGAATGGAATGATATTGTCAGTCCTGTAAATAATATTCTTCACCCATCAGGTTTGAAAAATTTTGCAGATACTCAAATTATAAAGGGTGTTAATGTGAATTCAATTTCAGTGAATTCAAATCAATTTGCGGAATCAATTTTTACTATTATTGAAGAACAACGTGCAGATACTGTCAATAATTATGATTTAGTTGTAGACGTAGATACATTTGGGGATAGATCAAAATATTTAAAATTTAAAAATAAAAAATTATCCAATTATTTTAAAGCAATTAGCAATAGAGTTTTGGATATAGATCAAATTAATTCTGAATTTTCAAATTCCAATCAGGAACTTGCAGCTTCTTCAAAAGTAACAGATATTGTTTCTACAAGAAAATTCAATCGTTATCTTGTACAAATTTCAAATAAAAATTTGACTGAATTTCAATTTACCGAATTGATTATTCTAAATAATGATTCTGAAATATTTATTTTAGAAAGAGGTACAGTAGACTCAAGGATATCATCAGAATCTGGATATGAAACTAATACTATTGGTGATTTTTCTGGATATATTAACAATGATACTGATGAGTGTTATTTAAAATTTGAACCTAAAGATTCATTTGTAAGTAGTTATAATATTAAATATTTGAATAATACATTTACCAACTCAACAACTGGAATAGGCACGACAAACATTGGGTTTGTGAGCTTAATTGGCGTTACGACAACAGTTTCTGCTGGATCAACAGTTACTTTACTTGAGAAATCAAGTTCTGTTTTAGATTCACTATATTCTATGATCCATATAACTGATGATTCTAATGGAGAAATGAATTATTCTGAAATATTTGTTGATCATGATGGAACAAACACTAATATATCTGAGTTTTATTTTGATACTAATGACGGATTGAGTTCTAATTTTATAGGAACATTTGGGTCTTTTATAAGTGGTGGAATTATAAAAATTAATTATACTAATAATTCAAGTAATAATGTAACAATTAGAACTAAAAATGTTGGATTCAGTACAATTTCAGTTGGATTGCAAACATATAGATTTAAATTAGACGGTCAAATTGATGGGTTTGAAAATACTATTTTATTTAATTCTTCATATAAAAATGTATCTACAGCATCAACAGTTATATCACTCAATAATAATATATTTTCATCTGTAAAATCCTCGATAAAAGTCAGCGTGGGTGGAACCAGTGCTTTACATCAAGTTGTATTAGTTTCTGATGGTATTAATCCAACTATACTACAATACCCATTTCTTTCAATAGGAAGTACTCTTGGAATAGGTAGTTTTGGTGGAGAAATATCAGGATCGGAATTAATTTTAAAATTTTATCCAGATCCTTCTTTCACTGGAAATAATTTTGAAATAATATCTTTTAATGAAATCTTCTATAGAGAAAATGATTACATTAATTTACCACCTCCAGATTTAGAATATGCTAATATACTGGAATCTGTGGGAGTTTCCCGTTACATTTCAGTTAATGACGATGATATTAATAAAAAAATATTTGCGCTTAGGTATCAAGGAACATCAATTTTTGCAAAGCAATTTAATCCTTCTGATAGTAGTGTCTTAAACCTAAGCACAGGAGAATTTAACATTCCTAATCATTTCTTTAGCACAGGTGAAGAATTAATCTATGAACCAAAATCAACTTTCATTGGAGTCGCAGCTACTGCAGTTGGTATAGGGGCAACATTAAATTATGTTGGAGTTGTTACTAATATTTTACCAGAAAGAGTATATGCCATTAAGATCAATAATGATAAATTTAAGATCTCAACAAGAGAGGAATATGCAAATTCTGGTATATCAGTAACATTCACTTCTCTAGGATCTGGAAATGCCCACCAATTTGAAATGTTGAAAAAGAATGAGAAATCTATTATCACAATTAGTAATATTGTCCAAGAACCTATTTCTTATGCACTCTTAAACTATACCATTAATAATGGGTCTCAAGTTGGATCTTCTACAACAACATTTGGGTTAAGTGGAATATCATCTATTAGAATTGGAGATTTGTTGAAAGTAGATAGTGAATATATGAAAGTAATTAATGTTGGTTTAGGAACCAGTTACTCTGGACCTATTTCTTTTGCGGGAACATTCCCTCTTGTCAGTGTTGAAAGAGGTTCTGTCGGATCATCTGCAACTACGCATTCAAATTCTGGCATTGCCTCAGTTTATAGAGGATCATTTAACATTGTTGGAAGT